CCTTTGCCCAAGTAACTCTTTTATTTCCTGTATGAACACCTATACCATTTATAAATTCTCCAGATTTATCTCTAGGCCATCTTTTAGATTTCATGGGTTCCCAATAACAATCCCTATGTACTAATATAACAGGCCACATCATACCTACTTCTTCAATACTTTCTGTAAATGGTATCATCTTTTTTTCTGTCCATTCAACAGGCGCTGTAATAAGTATATCTTTTACAGGCCACATTACAGGTGGATATTTTACAAGTTCCGTTGGAACTAAACTATTTGCCTTTAGTACTTTCATAACCACATCTCGCAATATAATAAGCATCCACAATATCTGTTATAGGATTAGATAGTGTTTGCATATCAAATGTTTTCATTAAATCTGTTTTTGTATCTTTACAAAACTGTTCATACATCAATTCTTTGTTTGCATTGCCTTTATCTGTTGCAAACTTTTTAACAATACTAGGTACGACAGTTTCATATTTTAATTTTTTTGATAATAAGTATGACTTTAATATACCACAGTTCTCTGCTATTTGAAATACTGCCTGACCTTTACTACCATATGAGTAACCTTCTATATGTACAGTTTGATTACCATCAAATAAGTTCATATCACCATAACTTCTTATTGATACTAATGCCCATTCAGCAAGATTATTAAATCTAACAATGGGGTCGGTCCATTCTTTATATTCACTACCTATTATATTTTTATCAAACTTGCCTATGTATTTTTTCTTAGATGATACATAATAAAATTTACAATTCTTAAATGACATATCACCACTTGCAATACATATTGCTGGCGAGTTTAAACTATAATCAATCCCAATCGCTTTTATCTTCTTCATCATCTAAAAATGCCTCATCTTCTAGTTCATGTCCACAGAATGGGCATGATAAAGGTGCTTGTGAATTTTCTATATCCCACCTTATCTCATATGGCGTGTCGCAATTATCACATTCTATATTCAAGTATTGATATTCAATCATAATTTAAAGTTACTAAATGTATCCTTTTCTACATCTTGTTTAATTCCACCAATAACATAACTTTCTATTTCAGTTTCTTGTGGTGCATTTTGTAATGACTTAGAGTTTAACCAATGACTTACCCAAGGTAGTGGATTAGTTTTCTGGTCATACTTTGATTCTAAACCAATAGTTCTCATTCTTTTATTTGCCATGTGTTCTACAAATCTATGTAAAAGTTTTTCAGACAATCCTATCATAGAACCTTTTGTCAATAAGTATGTTGCCCAATTCTTTTCTTCTTGAACAGCTTCATCATACATGTCATAGACTTGTTGTTCAGTATCTTTAATTACTTGTAACATAACTTTATCATTTTCATGTTCACGATAGTTATTAATAATTTTTTGTGAGATACCTAAATGTTGTGATTCATCTCTTGCAATAAAAGATATAATCTTAGCAGAACCTTCTAATTGTTTTAATTCACCAAATGCAAAACTACATGCAAATGATACATAGAATCTTAGACCCTCTAATATGTTTACTGTACATAATGCGAGCCATAATTTCTTTTTAAGTTCATATTCATTTACATCTTGACCCATAAGTTTTTTATAACCTATATCTATCAAGTCATCATATGCCTTTGTAACTGACTGTGCTCTTTGTTCTATTTTTTCATCTTCAATAATAGTATCAAATACTTCATTAGGATTTGAATATAAATTCTTTATAATATATGTGTAAGACCTAGAATGAATTGTTTCCATAAAATCCCATGTTAAGATACATGATTCTAATTCAGGTAGACTTACAAATGGTAAAAATGCAAGTGCTGGTCCTCTTCCTTGAACACTATCTAACATAGTTTGATATTTCAGATTAGATGTAAAAATAAACTTATGTTCATCTCTTAGATTTTGATAATCGTTTCTATCTTTTTGTAAAGATACTTCTTCAGGTCTCCAGAAGAAACCTAATTGTTGTTGTGTTAATTTATCAAAAATAGGATACTTAAATGTATCATATCTTTGTACTGCTAAATCTTTACCAAAGAACATTGGTTGTTTAGTAAAGTCTAATCCTTTTTCTTTATTAAAAACACTCTTTATATGTTGCATGCCTCACACTCCTCTTCTTCTTTTTCTATTGGTTCTTTTACTTCATCTTTCCAGCCTATAGGATGTGCTGGTTCATCTTCATCTGTCTTACCATCATATGTGTTTTGATAGTAAGAAGTTTTCCAACCCAATTTATAAGTAGTCAATAGGTCATTTGCCATTACTGATAATGGTACTTGATTCTCCTCATAGTCTTCTGGATTGTATGACCAGTTGCCTGATATTGCCTGGTCAAAGTACTTTTGCATTACTGCAACGATATTTATATATCCGGTGTTTCCACCCATTTCCCATAGTAGTGTATACTTACTTTTCAATGATGAGTATTGTGGCACTACTTGTTTTAATGGTCCTTGTTTAGACTTCTTAACAGATAAAAAGTCTCTAGGTGGTTCAATGCCGTTAGTTGCATTAGAAACCACACTAGAGGATTCTGATGGCATTTGAGCTGATAGAGTGCTATGTCGGAGACCATGCTCAGTTATATCTTTCCTAAGTGATTCCCAATCTAGAGTTAGTTTACGATTTACAATCTCATCTACCTCTTTTTTGTAGGTATCTATAGGTAAGACGCCATCAGAATATTTTGTTCTATCAAAGTATTCACATTTACCTTTTTCTTTTGCAATATTATTACTTGCCTTTAGTAGATAATATTGGAAGTGTTCTGTTAATTCATCTACAGCATCCCATGCCCCTTGTTCATTATAAGTATATCCTGCCTTTGCTAGATAGTGTGCAAGACCAATATATCCTATTCCTAAACTACGGCGTGCCTTTGTACTGATTTCTGCGGCTTTAACAGGATATCCTTGATGTTCTATTATTTCATCTAAAGCTCGTACAGATAAGTCGCATAGTGTTTCTAACTCATCAAAATAAACTATTTTACCCACATTAATAGCACTTAATATGCATAATGCGATTTCTCCGTCTCCATCTATGTGTTGTAGTGGTTCAGTAGGTAAAGTGATTTCCTGACACAAATTGGACATCCTAACAAGGTCCTTGAACGAGCTATGGGTGTTGCAATGGTCTATATTCATGATATAGATACGACCTGTTTCTGCCCTTTCTTTCAGTATACTCATGAATAAATCTTGTGCATTTATCTTCTTTTTAAATACTGAAGTCTTTCTTTCTGCAGCCAGATATACTTCATCAAATTTATCTGTACCCCAATTTTCATATAACTCAGGTACTTCATGAGGTGAGAATAAAGTTATGTCTTCATTTTTAATAAATCTTTCATAGAATAATTTAGATAGTTGTATTGAATAGTCTAGTTTTCTAACTCTGTTATCATCACTACCTTTGTTGTTTTTTAAAACTAGTATGTCTTCTATTTCTTGGTGCCAGACAGGAAAATGTACTGTTGCACTACCACCTCTTACACCATTTTGTGTACAACATTTTACAGTCGCCTCAAATTTTTTCAAGAAAGGAATAATGCCTGTATGTTGCACTTCACCACCTCTGATTCTAGAATTGATACCTCTAATACGACCTGCATTGATACCTATACCTGCTCTTTGAGCAACATATCTTCCTATCGCCATGTCTGAAGAAAATATGGATGGTAATGTATCATCAGTATCTACTAACACACATGAAGCATATTGTCTTAATGGTGTTCTAACACCTGCCATAACAGGTGTAGGAATATTAATTAGATGTTTACTAATTGCACGATAATATTTTTTGATATATGTAAGTCTTGTTTCTTTTGGATACTTGTGAAATACAGTAGCTGCAATTAACATATACATAAATTGTGGTGTCTCATATACTTCACCTGTACTTCTATCTTGTACTAAGTATTTGTCAATGACTTGTCTTAGACCTGCATATGTAAATTCGTAATCTCTTTCATGTACAATCCATTGTTCCATTCTATCCCAATCTCTTTTATCATACCACTTGTCTAAGTCTTTATCATAAACACCTAACTTGATACCTTTTTGCACTTGTTCATGTATGTGTGGGTGGTCCCAAAGTTTTCTGTTTAATTGTTTTCTTAGACTGAATAATAATAATCTAGAAGCAACATATTGATAATTTGGTTTTTCTAATGATATTAAATCTGCGGCTGACTTAATTAGTATTTGTTGAATCTCTTGTGTTGAAATGCCATCGTGGAATTGTAAACCACTATTCATCTCTACTTCTGAAGCTGATACTCCGGTTATGTCTTCACATGCATGTTCAACCATCTCATGTATTTTTTCAATATCAAGAGGAACTTTACCACGCCCATTTCTCTTGATTACATATATATTATGTTCTGTCATATTTGCACTCTCTTATAAAAATCAAGTTTAGCCGTTGCAGCCAAACCGTTAAATGTATTGTTAATGATGATATCAGATATCTGTTCAGAAGTCAAGTCTGAAAGAATCATATCATTAATATCTTTTTGTTTTAAGTCATCAGGCCAAATAACTATGTTGTAACCTTTGTCGATTACACTATACATTTGTTTGATGATTTCACGATTCCTAGGTTCGTTATCATATATATAAGTTATTTGGTCTTCAGGTAGAGATTTTTTTATATTTTTTAAATCTGCACCAGCAGCTGCCAAACAATTGTCTAGAAATAGACTATCTAGAGGACCTTCTACTATCTTTATAGGTTGTAAGAAGTTTACTCTTTCTAATCCATAGACTTTCTGTTTACTTTCATCTAACTTAATAGTGATATATTTAGGTTGTTCTTTACCAAAAGCACGACCTTGAAATGCGAATAATTTACCAGATTCATCATAGAAAGGTATAATCAATCTAGGATAATCTTTATTAGTATTTTTGAATGTACCTGGTTTAACTTTATTAACTAATGTCATAAACTTATCACAAAAATATAATAAGTCTAATTTATTTTCAGGTATCTTTCTATCTAATACAAATTTCTTAGCAGGATGTTTATCATCTAGTTCTGAAATTTTTGTACCTATATTTGGTGTTGCAATAACTTTATCAAATTTAGGTTTAAAATCTATTTCTTGTTTTTTAGCAGGTTTTTTAAATTTCTCTAAACAATATTCTGAATATAATTTTTGGTCCCTATCTTTAATAAAATTAGGCATGTTTGTGCCATGACCACAGTTATGACATTTATAAAACATGTCATTTTTAACTGCATACAGATACCCTCTTGATTTAGTTTTGTCCTTATGAGAATCACCACAATACGGACATCTAAAGTTAAATAGGTTTTTACCCCTCTGTTTAAATTGCTCAAGGCGAACAGATAGAATATTGATATATTTTAAATCTACATAATTTGACATAACACTTGTGCAAGTATAAAGGAATATACAAGTAATGTCAAGTCTGGTTGAGTAGTTAGTTTAGAACCAACCTGCTGAATTGATGATTTTTGGCATGTTTTTTGCCACTATGAATCCTATAGCAAGAGCACCACCTATAATCAACCATCTCCATCTTTCAAGAACGGAAACTCTTCCGTCAAAGCAAGATTTTAAGGTTTTCATTTCTAGTAGTAATCTTTTTTCAACTTGATTTATATCTCTTTGTAAATCTCTATATACCATATCTAACTCCTCACCTCTTTCTCTGACTTTTTCAAATAGTATTTCTTCAGTCTTTTCGGATTGAGTAAGTTTTTGTTCGTGAACAGCTAACATTTGTTTTATAGATGTTGATACATCAGTAAGTTTATCTATAGCAGTATCTAAACGACCATGTATAACATTAGCATTTTGAATATCTTTTTTTAGACCTTCTACATCTACAGCTAATTTTTGTACATTCTCGCTTGTTGAATTTGTTGGTATCATCATACTTTTATTTATATAGCAATTAATTTGTTATCTCGATACACATTAAGTGTCATTTTATATTTGTTGCTATTTGTTATATTTATATCTTATGAGATGTCTAGGACTGCACAAAGGGGGATTATGTACAGTCCTATGATACCAAGTTATCTCAAACTTTCTCTTTCGTATCTTCTTCTAAGCATACTTAGTTTTTTTATTGTTCGCCTGTGTCTATGTTCTTTTTGTAGGCGTGTCTTCATCCATTCTAGGTTTTCTAAGTATCTCTTTTGTAAGTTTATTGGTATTACCTTTTTAATAGTTTTCTTTAATTTAGTTT